TGATACTAAGATTGAGATTAACTTAACTGAAGGTGCAACACTTGATGATATTAAAAATCAAATTAGAGGACTTGAAGATGCAGAAGATATTGATTATACTGAATTAGATGACTAATAAAAAATTATTAAAGTTCGCACTAGAAAAGAAACTATGTGAGATGAGTTTCTATGAGTTCTTTAAGGCTGCTTGGATAGTAGTAGAACCTGCAGTACCATTATCAACTAATTGGCATCATAAATATATATGCGATACTCTACAAGAAGAATGTGAGAGAATCATAGCACAAAAGCCAAAAACAAAAGATATAATTATTAATGTACCTTTTAGAAGTACGAAATCTCTAATAGTTACTGTTATGTTTCCTGTATGGGCTTGGATAAAATCACCTAAACTAAGATTCATTACCTCATCTTACTCTGCTACTCTTTCTATTGAACTAGCAACTAAGTCAAGAGATATTATATTTAGTGATTGGTTTAAGACAAGATGGGGAGATGTTTTTCATATTAAGAAAGACCAAAACCTAAAAGAGAGATACGAGAATAATCATATTGGAATGAGAAGGGCAACATCTGTTGGTGGTACTGTAACAGGACAGGGTGGGGACTTTCTAATAGTGGATGACCCTTTATCACCACAAATGGCTAACTCAGCAACTGAAAGAGATAATGCAAATGAATGGTATAGGACTACATTCTACTCAAGGCTTAATCAAGCAGACATTGGAGTGAGGATTATTATTATGCAAAGAGTACACGAGGATGATTTAAGTGGATTCTTGTTAGATAGAGAAACTAGGACTAAGTATAAGCATATATGCATACCTGCAACAAATGAAGATGGAAACATTAAACCAAAATCACTAGAGAAGTTCTATAATAAAGAAACAGGACTATTTTGGGAAGATAGATTTAGTAAGGCAGTATTAGATGATTATAAAAGTGCATTAGGTACTTATGGTTATGCAGGACAACTACAACAAACTCCAACACCACTAGATAGTGGGATGATACATAAGGATTGGTTTAAGATAGATAGGTATAGGAATGATGAAGCAACAGTAAACTTTGTTATTGACCCTGCATATACTGCAAATCAAAAGAATGACCCATCAGCACTACTAGCATATACTTATAAAGATAATAAATGGCAGATAGTAGATTGTGTTAATGTACACAAAGAGTTCCCTGAACTTGTTAAATTCATTCCACAATGGGTAAAGAAGAATGGATATACGAATAAGAGTAGAATATATGTAGAGCCTAAAGCATCAGGTAAATCTATTGTACAGACTTTAGTTAGAGAAACAGGACTAAATGTCAAAGAAGATAAGCCACCAACTAAAGATAAAGTAGCAAGAGTAAGTGATATTAGTGCATCTTTAGAGAGTGGTAGAGTAAGTTTACTAAATGGAGATTGGAATAGAGAATTTCTTGACCAATTAACTAAGTTTCCTGCAGCAAAACATGATGATATGGTGGATTGCTTAGTAATGGCTGTAAATAAGGAGATTTGGAGTGGTGGAGGTAAAGTTTTATATTTTTCATAATTATTTTCAGTTTGTGTAAAAACTGTGAAATTATTTAGCAGTAAATGTACTATTTTTGTCTAGTTTTGAATAATTACAAAAAAATTATCAAAAAATTATGAATAAGACAGAGATATTATACCTAAACGACAATCATCAACAGATTATTGAGAAACTCGTTAAAGATGTTAAGGAATTGATGTATTTTGCTACTGAAGATGAAATATCAGGCAAATATCAAGATTTCTTACAGATACTTAATTCTGTTTACTTATATTCCAATAACTTTCACGAAACAACACTAAAGATAGAATCTAGCAATGGTGGGGTTTCAGAATTTATATTTCTAATCCCAAATATGTTATTTTACACTACTATTGGGTTTTTGACTGCATTAAAAAATCAAGATAATGCAAAGTATATGAGAGATTACCTTTCAGATATAGGAAATTGCTGTGAAAACGCTACAAGTGAATTAGCAGATGTACTTATAGATGCAGAGGAAAATAAAAAGATATTGGAGGACATAATGGATGGTGAAATAATTAAAAACTAAGATATGGTAGAAATTAAAATTCAAGACAAGAGTTACGAGATTCCAACAGAATGGAAGGACATTACACTTAGATATTGGTGTGGATTGTACTCAATCATCAATAAATACAACAAAAGAGATGAGGAAGGTAATGTAATTGAAGAAGAACACTCAGAAGTTGAGTTACTGAAGATGAATAGAGATATTTTTATGTATCTAACGGGACTTAGTTTAAATAAGATGAATGAACTAGATGTTGATAGCGTAAATACAGCAGTAGCAACATTTTCTCAATTATTAGAGGAGTATAAACCACAAGGTATTGAAAAGTTTGAGTTAGATGGTGAGGAGTACCTATTTCCAAAAGAATTTCTAAGAAGAAACACATTTGGAGATTATATTGAGGCAACTCACCTAGAAAGCACTATAGAGATAATGAAACATGGAAGATTTGATGTTTTACCTGAGCAAATGGCAATATTATGCAGAAGGGCAGATGAGGAGTATGATGATGATGCAATACCTGCTAAAACTGAGAAGTTTAAAGAATTGACAATGGATTTCGTATGGGAGTTCAGTTTTTTTTTGAAAATGCAAAGCGTAAAATTAACTCGGACTTTCCAAATGTTTTTGGGAAAAACAGAGGAGGAGGTGCAGGAGGCAAAAATAGAGTTTCTACAGTTGGACTCTACAACAAATTCATAAAACCATATGGTTGGCTTAATAGCCTTTATATGGTGGCTGAAAAAAAGATTTTTAGAATAGAAGGACATAATGATATTGATAGCGTGAAAAAAACAGATTTATATAAAGTATTAACTTACTTAAGTTGGAATACTGCTAAAAATGACTATGAAATTGCTGTTCAAGAGAAAATACATAATAAAAATAATATAACACCGTAATAATGGCAATAACAAGATTAACAGATATAATAACGGTATTTGAAAGTAAATGGACTTATGGAGATACTAAGTTCGGATATGAGGGTGAGGTAAATCAAGACCACGACACTCAATATCCATTAATGCTAATTCAACCACCTGAATCAATCATTCCTGCAATATATAATGGTAGAGAAGAATATTCGTTTGAAATAAACTTCTACAATCTATATTCACAAGCAGCACAATCAGTAGTAACACTACAAAAGAGATGGGACAACTTACAAGATTTATCTAACGAATGGTTAGACCTTGTACTTAAAAACTATCAAGATGTAACTGTAGATGCATATCTAAATGATGAAAGCATAGAGATTGAAAGACTTAAAGATGTAGCAAACGATAAATTAGTACAAATAAAATTAGTATTCACAATGAGTGCGTTTACTAAATGTTTTAGACCTGTTTCTAAATACCCAACTGACTTTTCAGATTTAGCAATATGGTTAAAATCAGATAGTGGTGTAGGGTTTGACATACCAACAAAAAAAGTAAGCACTTGGGCTGACCAATCAGGAAATAACAATAATTTATCTCAAACTTTAGTAGTAAATAAGCCATTAAGATATGGTTATGGAGGTCAAGATGATAAATCATATTTAAGTTTCAATGGAACATCTAGCGATATGATTTCTGATTCAAACTCACCTATTACAGCAGACTTTACAATATTTGAGGTAAGTAATATAAAAAATCATGATTCTTCTGTTTTTTCTTATTCTAATGGTTTAGGTGTATCTATATCTATTGAATGTTTTGATAAGCATTATTACGCTAGAGTTACTCAAGAAATCGGTATAGATATTGAAACTCAAAATACTATTGATATTTTAGGTAAGAGTCATATAGGTGTATTAACTAAAAATCAGCAAAGAATTACTTTGAATTACTATGACTCAACTAACTCTACTACAAACACAGATGTTAATGGTGCACTTGACCCTAGTTTACGATTTAATGAGGATAAATTCAATATTGGTACTTTAGATGATGCTAGGCACTTAGATGGTGATGTACAAGAGGTTATAGTTTACAACAGAGTATTATCAGATTCTGAGATTGATAGTGTTAAGAGTTATTTGAATTTAAAATATAAAATATATTAAGATATGGCAAGTGTAAATGGAGGTAGTGGTAGTTTAAGTTGGGGTATAGTACCTTTAAATTGGGATAATACCAATTTAGCAACAATGAGTTATAGTTATAGAAGTAACTACTTAAAGAGTGTTAATGACCAACTAAGGTATCAAATTCAATGGTTTTATGCAGGAAACAATGAAGGTACTGAGCCTGTCAATTCAGGTGATTTAGTTAATGTGATATTTAAAGTTGAAACAAGTGTAGATAGTGTTAATTGGAAAACTATTGGAACTGTAAAAAAATCAAGAGATATAGCAAACAGAAGATATAAAACAGGAACAGTTGCAGGTGGTCATAGATTTACAATAGATGTAAGTCAATTAGTTTCAGATGAATTGTCTTATAGTTTATGTCCTATAAATAAAGGTACTTGGCAATCCCCTTTTTATGGAGGTATGAATGGTGGATTAACAATGCAAGATAATGTTATTGGTTCTAATGCTGCATCAGGCTATCCTATAAGTAGTTATAATGTTAGTGAGAATGGAACATTTAGAAGGTTAAGAGTTAGTGCAACTTTTGAAGTTTTAGATGGAAATGGTCAGATAGTTGCTGCTACTAATACCAAGTCAAGTACACCTTATGTAACAGTTATAAACTCAGTAAATCAATTTGAGAAAGATACTGTTTATTACAATCAACAGTTTATGCATAATGAGTACAGTAATACATCTACATCCCCAAAGAGATTCTTAACAAGATGCCCTAATTGGTATTACTCTACTGCTGAAAATAAAGTAGCGTACCATAAGTCAGTTAGAATGGATGAAGAGGCTGAGTTTTTGCAATGGTATGTTAGAGGTTCTTTTCCTGCATCAGACCCTGACTCTACTAATGAGAATTACAACTTACTTGAATTATATGGAACTGCATACGATTATGATGGGACTGAAACTAATTTTGTTATGGCTGATTTCAATTCTATATTAGATAATAATAACACAAATACTTCTACTCAATTCGCAGAATATCAAAACAGAATGTTAGTACAGAATGTAAGCCCTGCTTTTATAAATGCAAATGCTAAAGCACCTCAAAACGCAATAAGACCATACACTACATCAATATCACCAATAACTTCAAATACTAAAAAATACAGTATTCACTATAGGGGTGTTTGGTATTCTCAGTCTAGCAGCAGTTGGGAAAATGAAAGACTTGGTGCTTCTAATTGGTATGAGATAGATAGAGAAGATGAGAAAAATGCTTATGGTTTTGTTAGATTTCATTGGTTAAATTCAATGGGTGGTATTGATAGTTATACTGCAAAAAGAGATGTAGTAGAAGGACTGACAATTAGTAGAGATGTCGTAGAGAGAAAAAGTGGTGATAGAACTTGGTATCAAGATGACCGAGGTTATGCAAATAACGCACCTTTTAATATACCTGATAACGATTTTTATGTTTCAGATACAATGAGAGGTGGTGATATATATAAAGGTGGTAGAGAGGTTTCAAATGTAAATGCTGATAGAGTGCAAAGCGTATATACTGAGCCATTAAATAAATCTGTTGCTAAGTGGTTAGAGGAAATGTTGTTATCGCCTAATGTATGGATAGAAATGGACACAGAAGCGACTCAGATGGGTTATGCAAGAAATCCATACTTAAGACCATCAGACAAAGGATATATACCTGTAATTATTACAAATAGTGATGCTGAAACTGTTAATCAAGCAGAGGGTTTAGTTAAATTTAATATTGAATATACTTTAGCACATAAAGTAATAACACAAAGAAATTAAAATATGTCGGTAAAAATAGAGATATTAGATTATAAGTATGATGCTTCAAATGCTATTGATTGGGACAATAGTGTAGTTGGTGAGTTAGATATAACTGACCATTCTGATTTTCCTTTAGCAATGACATTCCAAATATCAGACTTTAAAGATTTAACCTCAACTACAGGTGATTACAGTAAGACATTTAAAATTCCTGCTACTAAAAATAATAATAAGATATTCAAACATTTATACAATCCAAATTCAATCTCTGAAAATAAAATAACAGACAAAAAGAGTTGTAGGATTTTGGTAAACAATCTTTATTCTACAGTTGGACTTATTAAAGTTAATGCAGTAGGTGGTTATGCAGAAACACCATCTTATTATGATTGTGTGTTTTTTGGTAGTAATTTAGGGTGGGGTGCAGTTTTGCAAGATAAGTATATGGATGCTATAGATTGGGGTAATGATAGTAAAAACTTAACTTACAATAAAGCAAGTATTATGGCTACTTGGCAACACGCTGATTGTGATGATGCTTCTTCTGCTTCAGATGCACCAATAGTATATCCAATAACATCTTATGGTGTTTATAATGAAGGTGGAAAGGCTAGAACAATACAACTACTAGACAATGCTTATGATTATAGTGGTACAGGAAGTCCGACAAAGGTAGGTTATTATGGTTTTTGGAATGATGGTAGTTCTTACGAAACACCTCTACCATCTGCAGATTGGCGACCATCAGTATTTGTTAAAAGTACATTAGAAAAGATATTTAATGGGGTTGGCTATCAGATAAATTCAAATTTTATGAACACAGATATGTTTAAGAAGTTGGTATGGTTATTACCTAATTTTAAATATAATAATCCTGATGAAAGATATTCTAAATATTCTGCAGAAGCAACTTTTGATACATCTGTTGCTTTATCTGAATTTGAAATTGAAAGTTATTGGGCTTATTCTACTGGTTCTGCTGCTTCTTTTGATTTACAATATAGCAGTCATAATGTTGATTTTGGAACAATAAACACTAACTTTACTCTATCAAGCGAAACAGCATCTACAGATATAACTTATATTGGTGGTGCAGAGGGATTTGAAATTGCTGAATATGGGTATTATAAGATAAAAGCATCAGGATTTTCTGCTGAATTGAGTAATCTATTACAAGACCTTGGTGCAGGGGCAGGGGCTCAAATACCTGCTGATTACGTTCAGAGTAATGGTAGTAGAAGAACAGAATTATATATAAATAGAGTAAGATTTGTAATTCAAGTAAAAACAGCAGGGCAGAACAGTTGGAATAATATAGATAGTGTTCAAGATGTTACTCTAAAGAATTTTAAAGGAAGTCCTAATGCTAGTGGTGTTAGTGGAGGAGGTAATGTAATAGATGCAACTAATTCTTATGATTGGAATGTAAGTGGTGGTATTAATCTTGAGGAATATTGGTTAAATAAAGGTGATAGGATTAGAATAGCATTTTTTGCTGAATTTCACCCTCATGACAATGTTGGCTCTTGGAAAGGAAATGGTGATTGGAGTTTTGATGTTATTCCAACAATAGGAGAATTTGATATTTCTCTTAAGCCTGAAAAAGTAGAATATGGTCAGACTTATGATTTAGATAAAGTAATGAATAAAGATTATAAGCAAACAGATTTTGTTAAGGGTATTGCTCACGCATTTAATCTTCAAATGACTACTGATGAAAGTACAAAAACAGTAAATATAGAGCCTTTTAATAGTTTCTACAAACCTTTTGGTCGTGCTATAGATTGGACTTATAAGTTAGATAGAAGCAAAGAAATAAGTGATAAGTGGCTTGAAAACGATTTAAAAAGAACTTTGGTTTTTAAATATAAGAGTGATGGTAAGGATGCTAAGGTTAAAATTAGAGGTGAGAGATACTTTTTTGGAATAGAAGATGAGTTTCCTTATAGAGAGATACTTCCTGATACATTTGAGAAGGGAGATAGTACATTTGAAAATCCTTTCTTTGCAGGTACTTATAATGCTAAAGACTATGATACAACCCAATTCTTTTCTAGTTCTAATTCTTCTTTCAATGATACTGCTTTTTCTGCTTGTTTGTGGACAGAAGATGTATCTTCTAATGCTGAAGGTAGACCTAATAAGGGTTATGAGTTTTTGCCAAGATTATTGTATTGGAATAAATACTCTCCTAATCCTTCTAATACAAATAGTAAAAGAGCAAGAGTACAAACTTGGTCTAACACCACTAAGGTTGTTTCTGCAGGAGTTACAGGGTCATCAGGACTTCTTTCAGATATATACCCACAAGCAACAATGATTAATACTGACAGCACCACAAGTCCTGTTTTATCTTATGGTAATGTTTATGTAAGAGATTATGATGATGTTAATAAAACTTACTCATCATATGTAGTTGGAAAAGGATTATATGATACTTATTATAAGGATTCTATTGAGATGTTAAAGGAGAATCCTAGAATGAGAACATCATATATAACACTTAAAATATCTGACATTGTTAATTTAGATTTTACAAAATTAGTTTATATTGATGGTGTTTATTGGAGGATAAATAAAATAATAGATTTTATGCCAAACAAAAATGAATCTACAAAAGTAGAGTTAATTCAATTCACTCAACAAACTGCTTTTTCAGGCTATGCACCTATGGTTAATAGTTCAGGTGGTCTTAATAATTGGCAGGATGTTATCGCTGATGATGACTTTGACTTGCCTTCTTAATAATAATAAAATATGAATAATAAGCAAGAGATAACAAGTAGAGGTTTAGCACAGCAAAGTGGGCTAGATATATTCTGTTCAATAACTAACTACACAGGTGAGTTTATAAGTATGGGGAATCCATTAATTACAAGTAATGTAGATTCTGCTGCTGATGCAGAAGCAATTTCTGTTTCTGACCCACAATTAGATGTTGTAAGTACATTATTCCCTTCAACACAAAACATTTGGTATAAATACCATACTCCACACGCACCATATACAACTATACAAGCACCTTCTACGGCTGATATTTATGTCCAATTTAAAGGTCATAAGAGTGGTGGTGTTATAAGTTTATGTGGTATTTATCAGCAATTATCAGGATTAACTGTAGGTAAGAAGTATTCCATAGAAATGATAAGTCCTTATCTAACTGTTGAGGGTAAATTTACTGTATTTACATACAGTAAGACAGGTGAAACTGTTGTGCAAAATTCATTTGATTCATTTACTATGCCTAATAATAGTTCTAGTATGACTACAGAGTTTACAGCAGTTTCAACAAATGACATTGTACTAATTGATTATACTACTGAATCAACCTCAGCAGTTGTACAATACCTTTACTCAATAAAAATATCAGAAGTGCAAGAGTATTTAGCACCTGTATATGTTCAAGATAAATTTAACAATGCTCATAAAACATTAAGAAGAAATTTAGGTAATACATTATCAGATGATTAAATTCAAACATACAAATAGGGCTTTAGCAGATGTTGGCAAGACACTAAGAGTGAAACTGCAAGATGAATTAAAGTTTCAAAAGCATAATGCTACAGGAAGATTGAGTAGTAGTTTAAAATACAATGTTATAAAGAGAGGTATGAGTGTGTTGAATATAACATCATCAGTTTCATATTGGAGAGCAGTTAATAATCCTAAGTTTGCTAAAGTTCCTAATCTAAATACCATATTAAGATGGATGGGTCAGAGAAGTATAAAAGGAGGTATTAATTCTGCTATGGCAATATTAAATAGATTGTCAAGTGGGAAAAAGGAGGGTCAAAAAGCGAATTATGGTAATAAGACATATCCAAATAATAATATGAGGCAGCCTTATATAACTTATGAAGCAGGGAACAAGGTAAGAAGAACAAACTTTGCAGGATATGTAGCAAATAAGTTTAGTAAAGAAGTAGCAGTCAAGTTAGCACCATCTATTGGTGCAGATGTAGCAAGTATGATTAGAGAAAAAATTAAAAATAATACAAAAGCAAAAGTTAGTTAATATGGCAAATACAGAAAAGATAGTAGTACAGGTAGTAGTACAAGGTGATAAGCAATTAGATAAGTTAGATAAGAAAGCAGGGAAAACAACCAAGAGTTTTGGTAAGATGGCTGCAGGTATTTTTGGTGCTACTGTTGCATTTAGAAAGATAGCACAAGTTGTATCAGGTGCAATAAAAACTTTTAGTGCTTTTGAATTTCAAATGGCTAAAGTTAGAGCAATATCTGGTGCAAGTGAAAGTGATTTTAAAAAACTTTCAGAAACTGCACAAGATTTAGGTAGAAAAACTTTTTTTACAGCCACACAAGTTGCAGAATTACAAACTAATTACGCTAAGTTAGGGTTTACAACAAGAGAAATATTAAACGCACAAGAGGCAACATTATTATTAGCGACAGCAACAGGAAGTGATTTAGGTAGGGCTGCTGTTGTGGCAGGTGCTGCAGTTAGAGGGTTTGGGTTAGATGCTAGTGAAACTACAAGAGTTGTTGATGTTATGACTTTATCATTTAATTCATCTGCATTAGATATTGAGAAGTGGCAAACATCTATGACTAAGGTAGCACCTATTGCAGCAGGTATGAACATCCCACTAGAAGATACTGCTGCTATTATGGGTACGCTTACAGATGCAGGTATTGAGGCTTCTATTGCAGGTACATCTATGAGAAATATATTTTTAAAGATGAAGGATTCTTCTTCTGACTTATCTCAATTTTTAGGATTTACTGTAAATAGTTCTGTTGATTTATCAAAAGCATTAGAAAAGTTAGGAACTGCTAGTGACAGTACATTAGATGGGCTTGTTAACATAAGACAAGTTGCTGCATTTAGTGTAATGGTGAAGGGTAGAAAAAGGGTTGAAAAATTAACAGAAGAATTAAGAAACGCTGAAGATGCTGCTCAAGAAGCAGCAAGTATTATTGGAAATACACTTGAGGGTGCTTTTAAAAGACTAGCATCTGCAACACAAGGATTAGCCATAACACTTACTGCAGATTTAGGGAAGGGATTGCAGGGTATGATTGATAGGTTGGCAGGTATAATTAATAGAGTTGAAGAAAACTCAGACTCTATTGCTAAGTGGACTAGGAATATCGTTAATGCAATAAAATGGATAGTTAAAATAAAAATAGCGATATATGCAGCAACAACTTCATTCAAACTATTTACTGCAGCAAGTTTAGGTGCAACAACTATGAATGGTGCATTTATGAGGTCTTTGGTATTAGCAAGAAATGGAGTTAAAGCACTTACAGTTTCATTGCGTTCTGCAAAAATAGCAGTAAAATCACTTTTGGTAAGTACAGGTATTGGGGCGTTAGTAGTAGTTCTAACAACACTTGCTGAAAAATGGTTTTTTACTGCAGATGCTACTGATGAGGCTACCGAATCAAATGATGAGTATTTAGAATCATTAAAAAAGACAGAAAGAAAAGAAAAAGAATTTAGCGATTTTAATGACAAGAAATTAGCGAAAACAATTAAGCAGGGTAAATTGGATGAGGCGTTACAAAAACAGGCTATTGATAATTGGGAGGTTGCGATAAAAACAAATAAAGCATTACTAAAACAAACAACAGAAGGTGATAAGGCAAATATTTACTATAAAGATTTAATCAAAAAGCAGCAGGAAGAACTAATGAAGTTGGAGGATAAGTTACTTGAAATCCAACTGAATAATGGTCAAATTAGGGCACATTCTTTACAAAAAGCACTTGATGATGATAAGAAGGCATCAGAAGATAAGTACGCTAGAAAAGTTTTAGATGAGAAAAATAATTTCCTCAATAGTGTAATATCAAAAGAACAACTAGATGAAAGACTAGAAAAACTTGAGTTGGAACATCAAGTGGAAATGAAAAACATTTTAACTAAACACAAGGAAGGAACTCTTGAAATTGAAAAAGATATATTAAATTCAAGGATAAAACTTAAAGAAACAGAAATAAATAAACTTGCTGAGTTAGAAAAAGAAGAAGAAGCAAGAAAAAAACAAGATTTTGAAGATACTACAAAATTTTTAGAAGAGGTTTCTGATGATTATTGGGATAGTTTACTAGAAGATGTTTATAATGGTACAGAAAAAGAGAAAGACCAAGCAAAAAAATTATTAGAATTTAAGATTGACTTAATAGACAATTTACTAAAAGATGAAAGTTTATCTATTGAGCAAAAAGAAGAATTAGAAAAAAGGAAGCACGATTTGATAATGCAACAAATGAAAGTTGAACACGATACACAAACTCAACTTACGGAAGAAGAATTAGAGAAGCAAAAAGAAATTTCAAGCCAAAAACTTGCAGTAATGAAGGCTGCTTCTGATGCTATCTTTACTATAATGGCTGACAATCTAAGTAATCAAACAGACAGAGAAACTAAAAAACTTGAAGAAAGAAAAGATGCAGGGCTTATAACAGAAGAAGAATACGAGGAAGGAGTAGAGGCTATACAGAGAAAGGCATTTGAAAAGAAGAAAAGACTAGATATTGCTCAGGCAATAATTAATGGTGCTTTAGCAATGACAACAGTAATGGGACAGACAGGGGTACTCTCTTTTGCTTTCTCTCCATTTATTGCAGCAATGACTGCAGCACAGATTGCCGTAATAGCATCTCAGAAATTCGCTTTAGGTGGAATGGTAGAAGAATTTGCTAAAGGTGGGATGGTTAATGGAAAATCACACGCACAAGGAGGGGAGAAGTTTGCAGTAGGTGGTAGAGTAGTTGAGTTAGAAGGAGGTGAGGCTGTTATCAATAAAAGAAGTACATCAATGTTTAGAGGTCAATTATCAGCAATGAACGCTGCAGGAGGTGGTGTTAAGTTTGCAGATGGTGGATTACTTAATCAACCTTCATTTAGCCAACAACAATTCAATGCACTAGGTCAGAATCAAATGATGGGTGCAATGGGAGGTGCAAGTAAAGTAGTAGTAGTAGAGGCAGACATTACAAGTAGTCAGAATACAGTTAGCGTGATACAATCTCAGGCAACAATTTAATAATCAAAGAAATAAACAAATGTTTGTTGATAAGAAAACCAAGTTAGAAAGATTAGAAGTGTGTAAAAGTTGTAGTTTTTACCGAAACTTTATGTTACTAAAGAAACCTAAAATAAGCAAAGGCTCAAGATGTGCTAAATGTAAGTGTTTCCTAGATGCTAAAACATCATTAACAAAAGAGTTTTTTGGTAAATGTCCTGAAAACAAATGGTAAAACTTTACATATGAATTTTAAAGAAATCGCTGCTAATTACAGCAAAAACAAAAGAAGTATGATGACTGATTGTGTTGTTAGAAACACAAATTATAAAAGAAACTTCCCAAGCCATCACGCTGAATCATTAAGTTTAATGTTTGCTGAATGGCATTTATTATTCCCATCTAACAAGCAAGATATGAATTGCACCTCTTGTAGAGCAGCAGTTTGTAAGTTTTGGGAGATGATGGTAGATGAATGGATTGAAGTTGAGCAAACACCTAAAAAGAAAAATGTCAGAAAAAAAAATAAGACAAAATAAGGTAGATGTAGTCTTTGACTTCATTGAACTTGAAGGTAAAGTGCTAGAAAAGAAGTTTGGATTAAGTCCAACCTGTAAAGATATTATCAAACATCTTGTAGAGGAAGGTATAATTGAGCCTAAAAGAATTAGGAACTATATGATTATTGCTGACTTTGATAAGATGCTAGTAGGTAATCAAGGTAGTAGAACTCACACTTGGATGGACTTATCTATTAAATACAATATAAGTGAGAGTATGGCTCAGAATATAGTATATAAGGAGAGAAAGAAGTCTATACCATCTAACAATATCACATACTAAAAGTTTTGTACGAAAATTAGGTAAGATTAAAATCATTTACTTATATTTTTGCCACTATGAACGAAAAATGGTATAACATTCAAAACAAAGCAGATAACTCTGCTGATATATATATCTTTGATGAGATAGGAACTTATGGTGTAACTGCACAAGATTTTATTTCAGAAATCAAAGGATTAAAAGATATGCCAATCAACTTACGCATCAACTCTTTAGGTGGTGATGTATTTGATGGTATGGCTATGTATAATGTAATCAAAAGAAGAGAATCTAAAACTACAGTTTATATTGAGGGTATAGCAGCAAGTATTGCTACTATCATTGCTCTTGGTGCAGATGAGGTGGTTATGGCTGAAAACTCTTTATTTATGATTCATAACGCTTGGGGAGGTGCTAGTGGTGAGGCTAAGGATATGCGTAAAACTGCTGAAACTCTTGAGAAGATTACAAGTGAACTAACAGACATTTATGTAAAAAAGACAGGATTATCTTATGATGCTGTTGCTCAGATGATGGATGAAGAAACTTGGTTAAATGCTGAAGAAGCATATAAACTAAGATTTATTGACACTATCTCTGATTCTATTAAGGTGGCTGCTAAGTATGATGTTTCTAAGTTTAAGAACATCACACAAGAAGAAATTAAGAATAAATTAAGTATTAATATAAATAACAAAAAAATGACTAACGAGTTAAAAGAATGGTTTAATAGCAAAGTTGAGGAAATTGTTACTTCTGTAAAAGGTGAGGTAAAAGTTTCTGAAGATGTTGTTGAACAAACTACGATAACTGTGAATTTAGGAGATAATGAAGAAATTACAAATAAGATTTCTGCATTTGAGGCTAAGAACATAGAATTATCAAACAAAATATCTTTACTAGAAGGTGAGTTGGCTACTGAAAAAGGAACTAACGAAACTTTAACTGTAGAGGTAGAAGGTTTAAACGCAAAAATCAACAAGGCAGATGCTAAAGGTACTGAGTTAAATACTGATAGCGACCCTGCAATAGTTGAAAACAAAAAAGTAGATGCAAATGCAGATTTTTACAATGTATTAGCATCAAGAATTAGAAGTAAATTTAATAACTAAAAAAATAGAAAAAAATGGCAAATGTAGCAAATAATAGTATCGCAGCAACTTACGGAGGTGCGAACTTAAACGAAATCTTTTACGAGCCTGTATTCAGAAGTGAAGATTTAATGCGTAACTATAGAGTAATTCCTAATGTTAAGCACAAGATGAATGTATATACTGCAGCATCTTTAACTAAAATTGTTGAGTCTTACTCAGGTTGTTCTGCAACAAGTGGTGCAACTCAATTTAATATTGATGATAAAGTAATTACTGCAGGTAGATGTAGAGTTGCTTTAGAGCAATGTACTGATGAGTTTTTCGGAACTTTCATTGAAGAATCTTACAGAAGTGGTGCAGATGTAATGAACATTGAGGGAACTCAATTAGCAGATGCAATCGTAAACAGAGCAGTAAAAGGTATCGCACAAGATGTAGTAAGATTAGCGTGGGGTGGTGATGTAGCAGGTGCAGTAGCAGGTTATACAGCATTTGATGGTTGGATGGAGTTAATGAAAGCAGAGCCTGTAACTGAGGTTACTTTTGCTTCAATTACAGCACCAACAGCAGCAGAAGCACTTACAATGTTAAGAACTATTTATGATGGCGCACCTGCAGCGTTACAACAAGTAGCACCTGCAGACAAGAAAATGTTTGTAACTCCTAAAATATTCAATGCTTACTTAGCAAACCTAGAAGGTACAGGTGCTGATTTAGCAGTAGTAAACCAAGTAGATGGTATGCGTAGAGTAATGTTTAGAGGTGTTGAGGTTGTAGCAATGTATGAGTGGGACACTATCTTAACAGATACTAATCCTGATGTATTCCAAACTGCAGCAGGTGCTGACAATACTCAAGGAATGTGTTACTGTGCAGTAGACAACTTGATTATCGGTTCTGATGTAACAGACCCTGAAGGTTCTTTCAAAGTATTTTATGATGATTTAGAAGAAAAAATGTTCTTTAGAGGTTACTTCAAGTTAGGTGTACAGTACTTGTATTCTTCTCTTGTTCAATGGGGACTTGGGGCATAATAATAATAATGTAATAATAGAGGGGGTGTAAAAACCTCCTCTTAATTACTTTTAAATAACTAATAAAAAAATAAAAAAATGGCAATAGATACAGGTTTAGCGATTGACTGCACAGACTTACAAGCAACAGGTGGTATAAAACAAATACTACTAAGGTCTTGGGCTGATGGAGATACAATCGTATATGGGTCAAGTACTCATACAATTACAAGTATTAAAGATACTGGTGGAACTGATGCTGATTGGGGTGTGTATGAGTTTAAAAATGAAACTCCTGCATTAACTATCAATGCAACT